ACACCTGCTCCATCTCCAATAACTTCTACTTTTGGATTAGTCGTATATCCAAAGCCAGGATTTACTAAATCAACAAATTGAACAACAGACTTTTTACTATCACTAATATTACCTTCGATAGCAACACCACTTAGTAACTTAGATGTGGCAATACCAGTTAATCCTCCAGATGGTGCAGATGATATTGCAACTCGTGGTGCAAATGTAAATCCTTTACCTCTATTTGAAAGGAATATCTGTTGAATACCACCATTGATAATTCCTACTGATGCAGTTGCTTGTGCAGCAGTTCCGACAAGAGTTAGTTTCTGTGTTCCTCCAGAACCAATAAGAATCTCTTCACCATCTGCTCCTTCTATTCCCTCTAAAGTATCATCTATTTCATCAACACCTGTGTCAATAACTTCATCCTCATAACGGAATAGTTCACAAGTCAATTTATAAACATAGTTTTCTCTTAACTGGTAAAATGGTTTCTCATGCTCTACATATTTAATTTCAAACAAACGATCACCTAGTGGAAAATAAATTAAGTCTCCTTCTTTTGGTCTTGTTGAAAGTTTGACATTAGATTCATTTTTCATTAGGGGAGATATGTAAGTTTCAAATCTCTCTCTTGATATGATTAATGTTACTTCGTTAGTTGCTTGTATACCAAACTTTGATAGTGTTGATGGCATATCATCATAACCATCGAAGTTATCGATATATGCTTCTATAGGATATGCATCATCAAATTTAGATTGAACTACTTCTTTTAATATTGATTTCTCAGTTAAATATTTTCTAGGCATGTAATGAACATCTACACCGTACATTCTCAACTGCTCGTTAATCAAAGACTGAACGAGACTTTGTTCACCAGAGGAGCCTTGTTGAAAAAACGGATTTAGTGCCATTATATTAACCTATGAAGTCAAGAGGTGGTAATTCGTAAGTGCTAGACATTTGCTCTCTGATGATTGTTATATCATTGATTGCATCATCATAGATTTGTCTACCATTTAATTCGACTCCACCAGGTAATTTAACTCCTTGAAATTTCATTAAGTTTTGACCCCACTGCTTTTTAAGATGTGCAGTAAAATATCTTTTTAAAAATGAATCATTAAAAACTCTTGCATAATCATTAGGATCCAATGTTCTATAACAATCCACTACAAGAAACTCACCAGCAGTGATGCTAGCCCAATCAATATCAAGATACAATCTATCCTGTCTTTTATTAAATCTAATTTGTTTCTGTGTGGTCAATAAGAAATTTATATCTTCAAGATATGTCTTTGTCATTGCATAGGTTAATAATTCAGTTGATCCATAGTAATATATGTCATTTAAAAATAACTGATATTTTAAACTAAACATACCACTTGCCATTCTATTAGATCCATCAAAATGAAAGACCTTTGTAATACCAAGAATGTCTGGTGGAACTTGTAAATAATTTGATGTTTCATTAAAACTAAATGAAACTGTTTGACCATCAATTGTTGATGTTGCTGTTTGTGTAGTGATACCTACATTATCAGTATTTCCTCCTCTTGACCTTCCTCTTTTTATATCATCTTCGGTAATTTCATATTTTAAAAATGTTGGATATACACCATCAAAATGACGTTCTTGAAAATATTGAATAGCATCATCCAATATATCCTCAACTTGCTCATCTGCAACGTTGATTTCCAATACTGGTGCACCTAACTGCCTTTTAGCGTAGGTAATTAATTCTGATCGGGTGGATGGTTGAGCCATTTATACTATACCTCTATCATATTTATATTGCTGATGAAATACCTGGTCGAACCAAGATTGTTCCATCTACGATCCTATAGAAAGTGGCCCCAGAACTGACAATAACATCATATACATATCTACCCTCACTTAAAGTTCTTGTAGCAGTTGATCCTAATGAAATTGTAATCTTTCCTGCAGTGGCACTAGTAGTATCAATACCAACAGAAAAAGTTGCTACAGGAAAACCAGTTGATCCAATAGAAACACTTTTTGTCATCTGAGAAGATCCTGTCCACCCAGTAGTTGTGGCAATACCAACTGCATTAGTTGTTGAAAAATTAAATCCAGTGTTAGATGTATCTACTACTTCAAATGTTCCTGTGAAGTTAGCACCACCATTCATAACAAAATTACAGGGATATGCTACACCTGCTTCTGGATCAAATGTAATTTTTTTATTTGCCATTGACTAACTCCTTTAATAGAGACTTGATCTCATTCATTTCATTTTTCAAACTAGCAAGATCCTGTTCAACAGATAAAGATTTTTCTTTTTCAAGTTTACGTCTTTTACGTTGAGAAATGTATTGTTCATAAGCACTAGTATTAGTGTTAATGATTTGATCAGTTTTTGGGTCTCTAACCAAATCATTGTTACCTTCAACTGGAATGTAATTTGACATCATGCTAAAGTAATAACTCTTAAATCAGAAACTCTTGGAACATAAGTTTGATTTGTTGATGTAAGAACAAATTTAAATCTATAATATTTGAACTCTGGAAGATCTTCTATGTTAAATTCATACTCTTTAAATGTCACTTCATGACTCTTAAATCCTCCAACATCAGTTTTCGGAATAAGTCTATCAGGTAAACCATCACTCTGAGAAGAATCAATTATTTGACCATTATTATCCAAATTCTTATAGCCAGGGAATGGTTCAAATATTGGATCAAAATTAGGAGTATCACTAATTGCATAGAATGCTCTTATGTCAGAGAATTCATTAATATGTGCACTGAGTAATACTTTTATTGATGAAGCAGAGTTTGCTAAAGTATTTTCTCTAGAAACATATTGACATGATGTTGGATCTTCAAGTAGAGAATTAACTCTAGAGTCTTCTTTGTAGTTTGTAATAGGAGCATCAACTCTGTTAGAAACCAAAACTGCACTCATTCTTTGTAAATCTACAACAGGAGATAAATTAGGATTACTTGTTTCTAGTGTAAGTGTTATGTTAAAAGATCTATCACCAGAGAAATTTTGAATCACTGAATTATTTGTTTCATTAATCCTAGATGCTATCATTCTAGGAGAACTCAAATAGTTTGTTTTATTTAAAGTTATAGATTCACTTCCTTTATCTAAGAAAGGTAAATCAGATCCTTGACCCATTCCATTACCAAGACTCGCTGCTGATATAGTTTTCATATTAGCAGATATAGTAGTGCCAGGAACAGTTACATGAGAGATGTTTGGTGAAATGATTTGGAAAGGAATATTTTGTGTTGCATGAGCATCATATCCACCAGTTGATTTAGTATCACTAAAGTATAATTTAGGGTTACTCGCTGCACTTGATGAACTCTGTCTATTCAATGCTGCAAATGGTAAACCAGTTTGTGCGGTAGTTAACTCTCCAGTATCAATCTTAAGAGTGTAACTATCAAATGTAATTGGATTAGGATCTCTATCTGTAATATCACTTAATACATGAGTTCTATTAATTCTCGCTAGAGATACACCACCCAGTTCATATTTACGAACTGCAGTTCCCTTAATATATGCTGATGCATTATTTCCTCTTGTTATACCTGTGATTGATCCACCAGAAGCACCAGTATATTGAATTACCTCATCCCCAATCTGTAATAGGCCTGGATTTGTTGCTCCAACTGCAACATTCTCAAAGGTGGTAAAGTTATCAGTGCTAACAACAGATATTGTTGAAGTTGATGTTGAATTATAAGGTAATGATAGTTTTGTAGGAACAACATCAGATTCTACTTGAGAAAGTGTTACTCTGTTTGTCTCATGATGCATACCATGGTTTCTATGATCAACTGTAAAATGCAATCCATCACTTACCTCTGTAATTTTCTTTAATGTGGTAATTCTAGCATGAGTATTAGAAGCACCAACGGTTGTGTTTAATGACGTTGTTAATCCAGTAATTGGATGTGTATATGTCATTCTTCCATTGAGAGCAAAATCTCCTTGAACATTATCTAATATTAATTCTTCTGTGCTACCAATTGAAACAATAGAAAGTCTTGCATTTCTACCAGATACAACAGTTCCATCTGATGCAGTTATTGTTCCTATACCGAGAACATCACCTCTTTGGAATCCACTACCAGAAGATCTAATTGTTGCTATGGCTACAACACCATCAGTCACTCTTATATCCGCAGTCATGAAATCACCACCAGCAGTTACATTAGAAAGAGCAACTCCAACATAATCAAATGTTCCAGATGCAGGAGTAAATCCTAAACCTGCATTAACAATACCCATATTACCTGTTCCTATACCAGCACTGCCTACAAAGTTACCGCTTGCGTTTGATGCAGCAGTATAAGTAGTATCTCCATCATTAAATCCTAATTGATTAACCGTGTTACCCAATGTAAGAACAGTATCTGCCAGAGAGGTTCCAATACCAACTCTAATTCGTTTTGAATTTATGTTAACAGAATTTGGTTGTAATCTTGCAACTTGATTATTACCTTGAGATAAAATAGGATTATATATCTCCATAGATCCACTAGTTTCAAATACAGCTTTATTAATTACAAATTTAAGATCTTCCCATTGTGAAGCATCCCAAGTAGAAGCATTTTGTGATTTAAACAGTGATCCCAAGTAAGGTTGTTGTGATATAAATTCATCAGTTAACAGATCAGATTCTCCAACCCTTGATATGAATACTTTATATTTGGTTGACCATGATGCTAAACATATTGCATATTCTGTATTATCTCCTTCAAGATATACAGGTGCTTCAAAATTAAATCTGGTTGCAATAGTTCCATTTGTAGATGTATTAATTTGATCGGGAGATAAAATTATTTCAGAGAATGGTAATATTTTTTGTGTTGGAACTCCACCTTCCATTGTTCTAATTTGAAATGTCATGGGAATATCCATGTCATCTTTAGTTTGGAAGTATATGTCACAACTTGTAATAAAGATACCACCACTTTCTGTAACTTGGAAAGATTGTGCTAATGGGTCATACCAACGATCTGAACGAGTTTCATTATCAGAAGAGCTAATCGCTTCTGTTTTTATGACATCTGATCCTGTTAATGATCTTACTGCTCTCTCTTCCTTAGTTGGTTTAGTTTGAATAATAGCATTTCTTGTAGAAATAATATTTTCTTGAACTGTTTCTAAAGTTCCAGCAGCAGTATAATTATCCTCACCAAATGTATCTGTATTTTCTTGATCATTTGTTGTGTTATCAATAACAGTAAATGTTTTTGTTCCTGTTTCAAATTTAGGATGATTACCACTATTTGGGTTTGGAATATAGAAACTACCAATTAAATTAGCACCAAGATCAGAAATTAGTCTTACATTTGTTACTGTTGCTTGAGCACCATTTGCCCCTCTTAAAATCATTCCAGTGCGAATATAACCATAGAAATCACCTTGAGGTTGATCTGCTAATGCTTTTGTATCAACATTTAATATAGTGGAAGTTGATGAATATGTTGAGGGCATATTTGTAGCACCACCACTTGTGGATGCAAGTTGAACTGTGCCTGGTGTTCCTAAGAATGTTTCAAGACCAGTTGCACCAACTTGAGAAATGTATGGATTTTTTGCGAAAACTTCTGTTGGAGCATTATATGGCCCTGCTCTATGATTTGATTGTGCAACTCTAAATTTAATAGCAGGAACGTCTGTTCCTTCAGCAGGTATACCAGATCCTTGCATTGTTCCTGTAACAGTTTCTCCCACTTGGAAAGTTCCTGCTGACATTTCTATTTCAATTAATTTCGGAGTGCAATAGTTAGTCACATTAATTCCATCAAAGAATCCATATAACTGTGTAAGAGGTTTACACTTAGTTACTCTAAACTCTATATTCCTTGAACGCATAGTTGTGATAATATCACGACTTACGACTCTATCTCCAATTGATTCATTATCAAACTGTTCAGTAACTACTTTTCTAGTTCCAGTTCTTGTCTGATTATCAATTCTGAATGTATCTCGAATTGTATCTTCAACAGTTGTTGTAGTTGTTACAGTAACATCTTGTGAGTGGTTAACACCAGATCCACCATTTATCCAACCTGCTTTAATAATTTCTTCGTGAGTTGTGCTGCTTGTTTCTTGTCTTCTTTGTTTACGATCTATTTGTTCTTGACCAGACCATTGTGTTTCCCAAGAATTCCACTGTGTTGGTGCTAATCCAGTCTGTGGATCAACTCCAAACTCTTGCATTGCCTGTGCCATAATACCAGCAAAATTACCCTCTTGCTGAATTATTTTTGCTTCAAGTCTTGCAGTGTCTGTCCATGTATCTGTTGATGGTGATAACTTAACAGTCGCTTGCCAGAAACTAACTAAGAATGGTGTAACACTTTCTGTTCTAGTTGCAAACTGTTGACTTAACCACTCAGTTTCAGTATATGAAAGTGTAACTACATCACTCTGTTTTGTTATATTTGTTCCTTCAGCAGCAAGGAAAGCACGATCAGCCCCAACATCTACACCCTCTACAGGGCCAGGCATTAAATCAACAGAGGTGCAATAATGTTGCGGTCTGAATTCATTATTAGCTGGATCTAAACTACATTTTACTTTAAAACCATTTGTTTCTTGTGTTTTAAGACTTGAAAAATTATCTACAAAAAATCCTGATTTAAATTTATTCAATCCATCAGCATCAGGAACAAATAAATTTGATGTCTGAGTTTCAAGCATAGACAAAGACGTATAGTATTCAAGATTTCTAATTCTATCCTCTAGATCTCCAATATCTTGCATTCTATATCTTTTATATTTCAAAAAGTCTATTTTAGCTTGTTTTGGCGAGAATAAAAATGGAGGTAAAAGAATAGTCGCAATCTCTATTGCATCATCAACTCCAGTTGGTCTCTCTCTTTTTTCTGAAGGATCTCCATATTTAACTTGGAATCTTCCAGTTTTATCTAAGAAAATTCTATCTAATCTTCCAACAAAGTGGGAGAAAGTAAGATTAATTGATTCATCAGATGCTAATATATTTGCAGCAGAACTTCCAGAAGCAGTAAATGATCTACCTTTGAATTCAAACGGAGATCTTACATTTTCAAGAACTGTATAAGTATCTACTTTTGGTCTTATATCGAGAGTATCAGTTACATACTCACCATTGATCATTGGAATTTCTTTACTATAATTCCAACTACTATATGAGTTTCTGGTTGTTATATCACCTTCATCAGTTGAATCATAATATCCATTTTTAAAATATATTTTTAATTGTCTTTTAGGTTCTCTTGCATTTGATTTTCTAGTAATAAAACCATAATCATAGAAAGTGCTTCTTTGACCTGTAGTAAAGGTATAATTTGAAGATATATTTCGACTAGGATTATCTAAGGTAGTTATCAAACCTTGAACGGTTGTCTCTTCAAATTCTACAACTTCACCCTCTTCAAACGCTGTTTCATTCTTAGTGATATATGTAATCTGATTGTCTGATATAATTTCAGCAACAACAGCAACAGCACCACTATTTTGACCTATAACATTTTCACCTATAGCCAAATCAGTTGCTTTTCCAGAAGGGCCATTTAGAGATGTTAATGTCATCTTAGGTGCGGATGCCTGAGACGTATCATTTGATTCGTAAATACCATGAATACTTACAATATCTGCATTATTTAAAACTATTTTTGGATCTTGAACTCTTGTTCCTATTGGGAAATTACCAGTTGATAATCCATCATTTAATGTTGTTCCACCAACACCAGATGCAGAATCTTTAGAATAATTAACCACTATTGAATTTACACGATTTAATCTTTTTATTTTAGCAGTCGGTTTTGATTTTTGAAGAGTTGCGATTAATGTGCATCCTGTATCTGCTGCTCCTAATCCTCTTATCTGCAATACTGTGCCACCTGAAGAAAAAGTAAACATCTCATCAGATAAAGCAACAGTTGTTCCATCTTCTCTCATGAAGACATATCTCTCTTCATCAAAAGGTAAGAATGTTTCATTTGTACCCGCAGTTACAGCAGATGATAATTGACCCAACCCTGTATTAGAGTTCACAGTAACATTAACAGTAAATTGTTTTCTAATAGTTAAAGTGGAACTTGAAAGATCAACATCTGAGATAAATGCTTTTGGCATTAACGCATATAATTTACTTTCTGTAGATCTCTCTAAAGGGCTTGTTATCAGTGTTAAATCAGAAACAGTTGTTGGATTATTTGTGCCTGTTGACGTTGGCAAACCTCCACAAACACCTGTCACAGTTGTAACACCTGTAACAGTAACAGAACTTGTTCCCACTTCAGTGACTCTTGCAAAACTTGGATCATTATTTCCCAGACCAAATTTTAATAAATTACCAACTTTTAATGTGCTAGGAAATAATCCATTTGAACTTGTTATTGTGCTAAAACCTGTAGATCCATTTTTAGATGTGATTGATGCACTTCCAAAATTAATGACTGGTTTTTGTAGTATATCACCAGAGAAACTTTTAGCAGCACCGACAACACCAGGCCCAATAGATGCTGAAGGGCCTCCATATATTGATTTTACATCCTGCATTCCATGAGTTGTTACTGCGGTTGCAACACGATTATTAGCAACCCCATTTATTTCATATGGTTCATTTACTATAAACTTACCAACTGTATCATATACATCTAAAGATGTGCTATTTGTAACAGCATTAACTAAAAATCCTGTAGCACCACTATATTTTCCTTTAATTTGAGTTGGTATAGTAAATGTATCTGGTTCGTTTAAAGTTATTTTTGTAAATAATTGAACATCATAAAGAGAAGTATCCCACTCGTTTACAGCAGAGTTAGATGTTGAATATGAACCTGACTCTAATGCAAAGTCATAAACTCTAGCAACACCAATTTCAGATCCTGCTACCTTAAATGAATTATCACCACCTCTTTGATCTCTTAAACTTACAATATAAGTATTACCAATACCAACTTCAGGTGCACCTTTAACATTATTAAGCCTTAATGAATTTCCTGTCTTATATGCAACTCCCTGATTTTCTAAAGTTTTTGAAGTTCTTGTTTTTGGAGCATCAATATAGGTTGAACTAATGGTTTCTACTTCATATCCTTTTATAAATGCTTTACCTGGTGATATTTGATAAAGTGCAAGATCATCATCTGCTAATTTTCCACCCTGAGTAAATTGACCTTTTTGATAAATTCCATCGTTACCAACATTATCATTTAAAGAGTCTCTCATAGCAACGTTAAAACTCTTGATTACATAATCACCAGATTCTGCATATGTTCTACGAGCTAACTCATCTTTGATAAAACTATAGTTAGTATTTTTAACTTGAGATCTTAAAACACCATTCTGTATGACTGCTAATTCAACAAAATTAGAATCATTAAAATCATCTAATGGTTTTGCGAATAAACTACATGATATTTTTAAACGATCTGCACCAGGTGCAGCATAATTATTAAATCCTTTTGAGTTATCTGCTAATGTTTCATCCTCATCAGCATTAATTATATCTTCCTCTATTCTTAAACCAATTCTAGCACTAGGTGTGTTGTCATACTGAGACAATACAATAGTCTCATCATCAACCTGAACAAAGTTACCTCTTATAAAATATACACCATTAGATATTGAAAAAGATGCAGCAGTTGATGTTGCATTGTTTGCAATACAAGAAGCAAATGCCTCTCCAGATGGTATAAAAGCATTATTTTCTGGGCCTGAAACAATATCAGTATCTGCTATCAATAATTCACCATCGGCAAAAACTTTAATAGTGCTATCTTCCACACCAGAAGACATATAAGAAATATAAAGTGTTAAGTTACCATTCTCACTATTCTCAGACATGAGAATCTGCTTGATCATAGCAGTTACACCAGTTGTTGCTCCAATTATTTTTCTATCAATTAACTGATCAATATAAAATTCTACAGGAACTCCTAAATGTGTGTTATTTAATTCTACAGCAAAATATTCAGAAGAATACGCAGTGTTACCAGGTATTACTTTTGCACCCTCTTTAAAGAAATGTTGACCAAATTTTTCAA